TCTTCTTCAATTTCTTTATTCATTTCTTCAATTTCTTCATCGGTCATGTAAAGGATTTTTTTCTTAACCCATTCTTGCGAAAAATATTTTCCAATAAATGGTTCGACCATGGCTACTGTATTGATTCTTTCACGAATAAGTTCTGCTTCTTTTAATTCAGCAAAATTATTATCTTCAACGAAATCGTAATGAATAAATTCTTTAAATTCTTCCCATTCTTCTATTGTACAAACACCTTTTAGTGAAAGCTGTACACGAAGTGCATGATCAAAAATCTGGGTGAATCTTGCGCGAAGTTTATTTACGAATCTAGCAAATTTTAATTCATCGCGCGTGACTTCTGTTGTTCTACCAAGACCAACTAATCCACCAGGTTGAACATCCAATCTAGAAATTGGTACAGAAAGTGATTGAAATAATTTTCTTTGGAAATATTTAATATCTTCTATCTCACCAAGATTTTGTCCACCTGGAAGAGTCGTAATTTCAGTTCCTCTTCCACCTTCTCTTCTTGGCAACCAAAAATCTTCAAGCATTGAAAGATGTTTTCTTTCATCACGAATCTCACCAGTGTTTGCATCATATACAAGTTTGTTACGATACTTGACCATAATATCATAGAGATATTGTTCTGCTTTACCTTTTGGTAAATTACCAACATCAATATAGAAAATTCTTCTTTCTGGAGCTCTTGATAATCTATAGATAACCAAAGAATCCTCAATCATTCTTAGTTGATTGAGTGCCTTAATTGCTTTATGTAGATAAGATAAGATCGTCCCTTTATTTCTATCAACCAATCCCGAATGACAAAAAGTTATTGAATCTTTAGCAATCTTAATTGATTTTTGACTGTATAAACTTGATACTGAACCAAGAGGACTTTTTGGTATTGGGGTGTATACATAATACTCTTCAAATTCCGGAGTAAATGTTTTTTGAACATCTCTCAATCCGTTTTTAACCGCTATATTGTCAGCATTATCGTTCTTCTTTTCTTGTCTAACATACTTGATCTTCATTGGGTCAATATATCTGATATCTTTAATTCCTTCCTCAGGTTTTTTGATATCAATAACTTTCATATAGAATAATCTTCCATCAATGTACCAATTTCTAAAGATTTCATGACACTTTTTATCAAAGTCTAAAACTTCTTTAATATATTTAAATTCTTCTCTTATAATCTTTTTAAGTTTATCACTAATGTCTAAATTTGAAAGTTCAATTTCTACGGGAGAATCATAAAGATCACTTACTATTGCTTCATTGACAACATCTTCAATGGCATTATCACATTCAGGGTGTAATGCCATTTCTCTATATCTTTTGATTAGATCATACTCAGTCCTATATACACCTTCAATATCGACGTATGATCCATAAAATCCACTAGCAATATAATTATCAACCCCGTCCTCATTGGTTTGAGGTACGGGGGAAACTATAGATTTAGATTTATCAATACCATCATCAATTGAAAAACCAAATAGTTTTGCCATATTATAGTTTTATTAAACTTCTTGTATTATTTATTATGATGTTGATGTTTTGTTGGTAGCAATATCTCCACCTCCGGCAGCACCGCCATCACCCTTTTCTGCTTCCCACCATTGAACTTGGAACTCAACAGTAAATTCTTCAATTGTGTCTGAAGATTCTGCCGAAAGATCAATTTGAGAAACGCTAGTTGGAAACACATCATGTAGTCTATATGTTCTTAGAACAGTTCCGTCACGATCTAATTGAGATACTTTAGCTTCTTCCATGTAATCTGTAGGAGTGATTAAACCAGTTGCAGTATCAACGTTGTTGATTTTGTTAATCCAATCCTCAAATGCATGTCTGAGCGTAAAATTAGTATCATTTAAAACTGTAACAGTCCAAGTATCAAAGGTTCTATCTCCTGCTACTTTTAAGATTCTACCTCTAAATGGAACTTCTACTGGACCAATATTAGAAGCTGGTAAGGCAGCTGCCTTAACCATGAATCTTTCCAAATCTGCATCATTTCCAGTTAAGGTAGTTGGAAAAGTTATACTAACTTCAAAGAGGTTAGCCCTTGCTCCACCACCAGTTAATTTATTTTTGAAATCTGTGATTGTTCTTAAAGTCATTGTTTTTTACCTCTTTTTGTTAATTAAACAGTTCCAACAATTTCTTCAAATGAAACACCAGTTCTGGTGGCAACAAAGGTTAGTCCAATAAAGTTGATAGATCTGGTTGGTTGAATATAAATGTCGGCAACAAATTCATTACTATCAATCACAGCAGCAGTGTTATTTGATTCATCGCAAACAACTTTATAGGAAGTAATACCTCTCTTTGCTTGAATGTCGCGCAAGAATGGTTCAACTATATTGGTAAAGTTAGTTCTCGTTATTTCATCATTAAATTCAAACAGTTGATCTTTCGCTGCAGAGGATATTGCATCTTGAATATAGATGAATAATCTTCTAACGTTAATTCTATCGAACGCAGATGGTTTTGCTAATCCTGTTCTATCACCAAAAAGAACAATTCCAGAACCAGGAGAAAATACTACTGGGTTAATTCTATTGCTATAAAGTCTATCTCTTTGAGATTGGGATGGATTATATGCCAATTTAATAGCATTTAAAATTCCACCTCTAGATGTTCCAGCGGGAGAGAACCATGGATAGTTGTTAATATCATTTCTGGCGCAAAGACCAGCAATATCTCCATTTAAAGGAATATATCTAAATGCATCATTAAATCTATCATACATTAACTTATATCCAGAATCAAATACCGCAAACGAAGATGAAGTGATTGGTGAATAATAACTAACTAATTCGTTAGTTATAAATTCGGAAGAGTTTACTGTTGCTGTTCCTGGAGTTGAATCATTAATGAATGCTTGTCTATATGGACTAATAAATGCAATACAATCTTTTCTATTTTCTGCCACAGAAATCAACTTATTTGCAAGAGATTGTGCGGAAGCTTTATTATAGTTTGCACTTCCCATTAATAAGAAATCAACTTTAAAATTCTCTGAACTGGAAACAACATCATAAGCTTCTGCTAAGTTTGTAATACTGGTTGCCATTGCACCAGTTGTCGTAATTCCAGTTTCTCCATTATAATTTTTACCACCACCAAGAGTTAGAGGATTTGATCCAGTTGCCGCAAATATGGTGTTTGCTGCTTTTTGATCCCATCCACTACTAGTTGTTTGTAAAGTAAATTGTGAAGAATAACTTATAGTTGTAATTCCTGCTGGTGCTTTTCCACCAAAAATATAACCAGAATTAAGTTCTAAATATCTTCTCCAATAAGATGGTGATCCAGCAGCAAATTCAGCATCTACCGCTTTAGAAAGACCAAGATGCTTCTCTAAAATATTTCCAGCACTTCCGGTAATTGCTCCAGTATCATCAATTACAATAATATGAAGTTCATCATTTTTACCTAATCTATCTTTAGCAAATGCCGTTGTCGATGGTCTATCTGCTAAATTTTTCCAATAATATCTGGAACCACTGCTAACCTCAATGTATTGTTGATCAAACCAATCTGAGAAAGATAAGTTTGTAGATGATGTTGTCCCATAACCAACAGTTTGACCGATATCGGTAAAAACTAGATTGGAACCAGAAGAGAATTGATAAACTCCACCTGGCTGATAATCAACATCAGTTACAGTATTTGCGGCAGAAACATGAGAAAGAACTTTTACTGAAATACTTCCTTTATTAACCTCAGTAACCATTCCTTTCAAATAACCATCTAAAGTCGAAATAGTTCCAATTCCGGGAAGAGCAGATGTTATTGGTTGAGTAACTCCATGTCCAACTTTAATATCAGTTCCATCAAGTCCTACAACTCCAGTAGTTGCTATTCCAATTATCTGATCTGCTTTTGCATCAATTAAGCAAACCTTTAACCCATTACCCCAGGATCCTGGATTTCTTGCTACGATACTTGCAGATGTAATAGTATTTTCACTATATCCTAGTTGTGCATAATTCTCAGCACTTAAAATCTTAATATTTGCTGTTTCTGGGTACGATGCATTTTTTAGATCAGGATCATCTGCTCTAAGAACTCTTAAATTGCCACCATAGGCCAAAAATGACGATGCTACATACCAACTTTCATAATGTTTATCAACTGGCAAAGGACCGCCAAATATCGAAAATAAATCTTTCTCACTTTCAACTACAATCGGCACATTAATGGGCCCCTTTTGGAATGGTGCAGCAATCGCCCCAATTCTGTTAGAAGCTGGATCAACTCTCCCTGTTGTTAAATCAACTTCTCTTACTACAATCCCAGGAGATGCTAAATTTAGCGGCATCTTTCTCTCCTCTATAAGTCCAGAATATTCTAAAATTATTTATAAATTAGTCTAATTACATGTAGTCCCACATGTAAGATCTATCACCATATTCATCTATATTCCAAACTTCTAAAGGTTGATTATTTGATGATGCTGTTGCAAATAACCATCTGTCGCCATTTTTTTCATCAACCATAACTTCCATTTCTTCAAATCCATCAGATATAAAACCGAAAGGTGCCATGTCCTGCTCTATCTGATTTTTTTGTTCTTCATATATTCGTTTCCTAACATCATTGTCAGTCATTTCCTTAAAATAATCTTGAGCAACAAGCCAAGAAAATATTACTAGGCACATTGCCAAATCGTCATTACAACCTTCTTCTGCTTCAAAAGAATTATGTTTTTGAATAAAAGTTGTTAGTTCACTGATAATATCATAATCGTTTATCAGTAATTTATCATCTTCAACTAAAGTTCTTAAATTAGAGCATCCCAATTTCTTGACTGCTGAAGTCATTCTAACTCCCAATTGAGATTTTTTTCCACTAAATCCAGACCCAACTAATTGACCAGCTCTACCTCTTTGAGAGCACATCAAAATATTATCATATTCTAGATCGAAGTGTAAAATATTTGCAACCTGATCTCCAATATCATTAATTTCCGCTAAAACATAGGCATAATTATATCCCCTAGCAACCTCATCGATGATACTTGGAAAAAGCATCGGCTTTATTTCATTATTCTTGTACTTTGCTACAACTTTATATGGAAACTCTGTAATGTCAAATACTATAAATGCTGAATAGTCATTACCTATTCCTCTTGCAACATCAACGGTTATGAGATAATTTCTTTCTTTCTTTGGATCTTCATAAACATCCATTCCACGATTTCTCTTTAGTGGATCATCATATACAAGGGTTTTTAATTTAGATGGATTAATTAATGTATTAACAGATCCTAAAAATTCACATTCAAACTCTGTTTTGAATTGCTGCTCAGAAGTGTTTGCAATTGTTTGCTCTTTCCACTTCTCATCTCTACCGGGAACTTCTGACCAATGAACATCGGTCGGAATATATTCATTTTTACTACGTTCAGCATCATGCCACATTCGGTAGAAATGATTCATACCGCGAGGCGTGGAAACGATGATTACTTTTGTACTTTGTCCCGAAGAAATGGTAGGATAAACAGATGCAAAGAAATCATCCGCAATATGATTTGGAATGAAAGCGAATTCGTCCAAAAAGATAATATTGTAAGATCCACCACGCACCGCTGACGCCGACGTAGACGCCGCCATTATCTTTGAACCATTCTCCAGCTCCAAACTTCCTCTATTCCACTGTAGAACGCCTTGCTGCATCCACTTAGGAAGGTTCTCATATGCAAGTTGAAGTCTTCCTAAAAGGTCTCTTGCCGTAGATGCTTTGTTTGCCAAGATTGCAATATTTACATTATCATTAAATACGGCATAATGTAATAAGTAAGAAACACAGGTAGTAGATTTGCCTGTTTGACGAGGCATCTTGCAGATATTAAATCTATGCTTATGGAAATTATTTACAAGTTTCTCTTGAAATGGATACATTTTAAATGGTACTAGACCATGATCCAGAGAAACAATCTTAATATAATTTCTAGCAAAATATACTGGATCATCCTTACATTTAAGGAATTCTATGATCTGTTCTTCAGTCCATTGGATTGGAGTATTTGCTCTCTTTAAGTTTGGATTTGAAAGATAAGCGTCAGACTGCTTTAATTGTATATCCTGAATTGCCATAATTATGTTAAATCATAAAAACTTAAAGAACCAATCGCAGTTCCAGAACCGCTAATTGCCCTTATTGCCAATGTGTATATATCACTAACTTTTGATTGAGTTCTTCCTAGTTGCATATCCCAGTTGTAATCGTCACGAACATTAAGGGGTGGAGTTGATTTATTTGCAGATGTCACATAATCATTTCTTATAATTGTTCCACCAGTAAGAGCAGATGCAGAAAAATCAACTTCAATATTTGGTGTTAGAGTTGAAGTTGTTGCAAAAGAAGGATTGGTTAAAGTTGCATTTTTAATCAATGCAACTTCATAAGATGATGCTGATTGACTATCTGGAAGAACTGATATTTCATAAGGAATAACTATAGAGTCTTCTCTTCCGTTAGCAAGACGAATACTTGCCATTGGAATAAATGATGATGAGCTTACTGTCACTGACGTTGTTCTTCTTGCAACTTCTAACGATGTTCTTTTTTCATATCCACCATTAGACTGCACAGAAGCACAAATTTGTTTCATAGTAGATGATGATGTTGTAATACCAGCATTAAAAATTTCATATCTAATAGGAAGAGATGCTGTAGTCATATAAACACTATCAAGTTTATTTGCATGATTAAATTGATGTGCAACTATAAACTTCCCATCAATTGCAAATCCAACTCTTACTGATCCAACACCTAACCACTCATATTCGCTAAAAAGAATTTGTGCCTTGGTTAAATCTAAGTTAATTCCACTGGGATTACTTGTACTTATTCCCGTACCATCCAGAGTATCTACATTCCATTCAGATTGGGGAACTTTAATAGTAGTTCCAACTCCGGATATTGCAGTTCTTTTTATAATATTAATTTGAGAACCATCAAGTTCCAACATCACTCCGTTTTCCGAGGAAGCATAACCAGCCCTTTGTACAAGATTTTCTTTTGCTGGATTAAAGACAAATGTTTGAAGAATTTGTAATGCTTTTCCTGGTTGATAGGAAAATACCCTTTTACTTTCACGTATAACTGAGCATCCACTAGCAGTCCCAACTTGCAATGTTGCAGTACTTTGTGATGTTATAATTCCGACCGTTGACCCTACTCCAAGAATCGCATCACTAAAATCCCCATCTTGCGAGTATCTATGAGATGAATCAAAAATTGTAAATGGTTGTGATACCTTTAATCTTCCAAAAAGATCACCAGAAAATCCCTGCCCTAGATCGTCGTAAATGTTTCCAAACTTATCCGCCCTCATGTAAACTTCAAAGAGCGTTCGTTCTTGATTCAAATAATCTTGATTGTTTTTATTCCACTGAGCCATGAATTATTCACTCCAAGATAGTCTTTCTGGTTGATACCTTTGTGCTGATTTTATTTTTAATGATTTAGACGATGAAGGATATACATTATGGACAATGGCGCCAGGATATTCAGACTGAATATGTTCTGTTAATTCATTTTTGGACATAATATCTCCTTCAACTTCTATCCGATATAATTTACCATCCCAAACCATATCGGCAAAAAACGATTCTTCTACTGCATTTTGTGAATCTTGTGTTGAACTATTAACGTAGAGATTTCCATTAAAATCTCCCGAAATATTAATAGTTTCTAATAGAAATTGCTTAAATGATTTCATTAGTTACAGTTCCAACGACGACGTGCTGCTCTACCTCTTTCCCCATCCCAACTTTGAGAACGACTGCAAAAGTTTTTACGTCTTTTCCAATCTGCAGATCCTTTTTTTAATTTAGATGGTGGTGTTGTGACTGCGGTTTTAAGTTTGGATCCGGGATTTTCTTTACGATACTTATCTACAGTTGATTGACTTAATCCATCAACTCCATCTTTACGATTTGCTGATTGCCAATCCTCTCCGAGATCTCTTCTCCAATCTGAATATTTTTCCGAAACGCAATTTGGAACTTCTTTACCACCTTTCATTTTTGTTGGAGGATTTCCAAGTTTTTTTCCAGTCCAACACTTACTTGCTCCAACATTTTTTCTTGCCTGCTTTATACCTTCCGAAACAGTTTCTTCACTGGACATATACTCTGCTGCAGTGTCAATAAAATCTGCTGATCTTGTAATTTTTGATTGAACCCATGCTGGAAGTTGTTGATTTCCTTTTGTAATTTTTTTTCTTAAAATTGAAATAGATCTTTCAATTTTATCAAACTCAACATTTGCCATATATCCTTCTTCATCTTTTTTCTTGCCAGAAGCAATCTCTTTATGATCTTCACCTATATTGAGTGTTTTAGGATATCCCTTTTCTCCTGGTTTTTTGCGTGGAAGACCTTTTTCTCTACGGGCATGAATTCTATCCCATAATCCTAGTTTTTCTTCCAATTGTTTTTTTGAAGAAAAACTAACAAGTTTTTCTGGGACAATAATATCTATTATTTCTGCAAATGTATTTCCATTAGCATCTTCTATAGATATTGATTCTTTATTTAATTTTGGAAGTTCTGTAGTTTTACCAAGTTTATTTTTAGCTACATTTCTTTCACCTTCAGTAGATCCTCTAGTAACTAAATTTCTAATTTTTTCTTTTCTTTTTATTTCTTTAAATTTATGAGAATCTATTTGATGATTAAACCCTTCTGGCATGTTGCCTGGGTGTACAGTTGCTACGTTATACTTTATTTGATTAATTGACAAAGGTTCTTTGGTATATTTTTCCCACATTTTAGGTCCATATGAACACTCATCCATAGTCTCATATTTTCTACATAATCTACAATATTTTTGTTCACCAACTCCTTCTTTTTTAACTGTCTTTTCCACTTTTTTTAAGCGAGTGTAATAGTCTGGAAGTTCGTCAATATGCTGCAAAGCAGTTATTTTCGCGGAGGATTTACTTGAAGTATGTTCACCTTCGACTTTAGTACCTGCTTCAACTTGCTTATTGATTTTATCTAATGAAATATTATGCTTTTTTGCAAGTTCTTCCGGAGATTTATATGGTTTAGTTGGTCCCTTAGGATCTCTCATTGGAAAAAATTATTTTTTATCTATATTATTTAGAAAACCTTGCTTAAGTATCTTCGATAACTCTGTAGTTGAACCAACGAACAAGGCATTATTAGTTACATTATTCGTTGTCTTAGCAGAATCTTCTTGAACGTCTTTTAACTTTTTCTGCAAATCTATTAATTTATCAGTAACGTCTCCAACACTTTTAATTAATTGTCCAGCAACTTCATATGCTCTTGGAGAATCAGTTTCTCCTGCCAATTCCATAATGCCGTTAATTGCTTCTTGCCCCTTTTCTATTAAAGAATATAAATTTGCTCTAGTGTATTCATAATCTTTTTTTATATCAATATTTTGGGGAGAATCTTCATTAAATTTTTCTATACCTATTGGATTAGATATTTTTTCTATTTCCAATACTTCACTCTCAAGTTTTAGAGTTTCTTCGGTTGTATCATAATCTTTTTTCATGGCAATTAAATATCTTGTTGTCTTGATGGGCTATAATTTCTAGAATCTTCAAAAAATTCTATATTTTCATTAAATCCAAAATCGTCAGGAGGTTCTACATTAATCGGATCCGGTGTTACCGTATATCTAACTTCACGTTTAGCAGTTGCCACGTCTGAAGATGAATAAGAATCAACTTGAACCTTACGAATAATCTCATCAGTTTTGCTAGAAATTGGACCAAACAAGTATGTTTTTGCTGTAAAATTTAAAGTATAAATTAAAACTCTTCTTGTCGAAAAGTCACCTTCATAATCATCTTGAAATGATATATTATCTAAGATAATAGGAATATCCTTTTTTTCTCCTATCGAATCAATTAAATTAATAGTTATATTAAATCCCGGTTGAAAAAATGGAAGTATTTGCTCAACTATTTGTAAAGCATCTTCATTCAGTTTAGTCAAAATATTAAGCTCAAAACCTATATTATATGGAACTGGTAAAAATACTTTTTTAATTTGTCCACCATCATCTAAAGCTTTGAATGATTGAGTAACCCCAGTTTTTCTTGTAGTATCATACTGCAAAGAAACCATTTCAAAAGACATTCTTGGCAATGTAATTTGAACTGGCTTATTTAATTCTGGTTGCTGTTCTATTCTTGCTAGAAATTTTTGCCTTGGACCATATGCCAAAGGAACTTTTATGTTGCTAATACTGGTTCCATCAGCATCATCATGGCGTATGTATATCTCATTAAAAAGTGTTCCAAATCCAATAACTACTTTTTTAATAATTTCGTGATAAAAATAAGTTCCTAGCATTAAAATGTACCGAATGGATTTTTCTCAGAGAAATCAATTATAGATTCCGCTTCTATTTCAAATTCTTCATTTTGAGAGTATTTATCATATAAATCAAAATCGTAATAGTTTTTGATTGTATATATCGCTGAGGAAGACGATCCTACAACATTTTCCCCAGGTATAAACCCTCTAGATGTTGTATTTATCCCCACAAAAGAAATTTTAAGTATCTTAGATGAGGCAGTCCAAGATTTAACTCTCGCCTTTGTTCCAGATTTTGAACCAATTACAACTTCATTGAAAATATAAGTTCCTATTCCTGATATTATTTCTGGAGGATTTATAGTTACTATTGGTTGAACGCTATATCCTTCTCCAGGATCTTTAATCCTAACAGTAGATATTCCATTACTGGAACTTAATACCGATATTCCTTTAGCGGTTACTCCTACTCCTGGTGGAGCAATACTAATATGGGGTTCTGTGGAATATCCAACTCCAGAACTATTCATAACTATTCCAATAACTCCATATTTTGATTTTTCTATCCTACAAGTGGCTGCTGCACCAACGCCACCTCCTCCAGAGATCGTAATTGTTGGTGCTACACTATAACCATATCCAGCATTAACAAATAATATATCTTTGATTGATCTTGAACTCATTACTGCTATTCCCTTAGCAGTTCCTCCTGGTATTGGTGACGGACTAAAGGTAATTGTTGGAGCAGAAGTATATTGATAACCATCATTATTGATATAAATTTCCCTAACATATCCAGTACCAATTAGAGCAGAAGCGGTGGCAGTGCTTCCCACTCCAACTAAAGATAGAGTTGATATGTATCCTTGCTCTTGAACCAGAGTATCAACTTCTTCGACATAAGTTTCAATGACTTCATCTTCATATTCAAAGAGTTCACATTTTAATTCGTAAATATAAGTTCTTCCTAACTGATAAAATGGTTGCTCATGTTCAACAAATTTAACTTCAAATAATCTTTTTCCTAATGGAAAATATATCAAATCTCCCTCTTTAGGTCTATTTGTGATTTCTAATTCACCTTCATCACTATCAGTTAAAAATGGAGTTATGAAGTCTTCAAATCTTTCTTTTGAAATTATTAAAGTTAATTCATCTCTTAAACTCATTCCAAATTTTGTGAGAATATCTCCAGCTCCAGTATATCCCTCAAAATTTGAAACATACGCTTCCAATAAAAAGTTATCATCGAATTTTGATGAAGTAACCTCTGATATGATCGATTCCTTTCTTACAAATCTTCTAGGGATATAGGTTACTTCTATTCCATAGATCTTAAGTTGTTCATTAATTAAATCTTGTACAAGTCTCTGTTCGGATGAAGATCCTTGCTGGAAAAAGGGATTTAATACCATTATCCAATAAAGTCGTAGGGTGGAAGTTCATAATCTAGAGTCATTCTCTGCTTAATATCTTCTATTTCTCTTTCAGCATCTTCATATATTTCTCTTCCGTTCAATTCAATACCACCAGGAAGTCTTACACCTCTAAATTTTATTAAATTTTGACCCCATTGTCTTTTAATTAATGCAGTTAAATATCTTTTAACAAAACTATCATTATATACTTTTGGGAAATCATTAGGATTCAAAATTCTATAGCAATCTATAACTATATATTTTCCAGCCGTCTGTGATGCCCAATCAATATCAATATATAATCTATTTTGTCTCTTATTAAATCTAATCTGCTTGTCCGTAGTTAATAGAAAATCAATATCTTCCAGATATGATTTAACCATGGAATACTGTAAAAGCTCTACAGAATTAAAATAGTATAAATCATTCAAAAATAGTTGATATTTAATACTAAACATACCACCAGATATCGAACTAGTATCAAATTTAAAGACTCTTTCTATTCCAATTACGGAGTCTGGAACTTGAATATAATTAGATGATTCATAAAAATTAAATGTCTTTGTTTGACCTCCTATAACGCTAGTAGCAGTTGTAGTCGTTATTCCTACGGAAGATGGAGCTTTTGCCTTACCCCTGTCAATATCTTCCTGAGTTATTAGGTACTTTAAATACATTCTTTCAACTCCATCAAAAATTCTTTCTTGATAAAGTTGTAAAGCATCATCAACAAGATCATCTATTTGATCATCATCAACATTAATTTCAAGTACAGGAGCACCTAAACGTCTAAGACAATAATCTACAAGTTCTTGACGACTAGATGGTTTTGACATTTTCTACACCCCTATACATTGATATTTATTATTTAATAGTATCCACCATCAAGATCAATATTTTCTTCCCTATTCAAATCTGTATCTAATCCATTAATAAAAACTCCCGGAATACCTGGAGAAATTGGTTCAGTTGCTGCGGCAATTAGAACATCATCAGGATTGACGAATTCATATAATCCTTTAGCAGAATTAAACATTAAGATATATTTGTCACTTAAATTTTTAGTGTCAATATCTCTCAAATCATTGAGAGAGTTTGCTATTGTTGATGCAGATACAACCTTAATGGCGTTTTCTGTACCAACTCTTACTCTGATGTTTGACATACTACCTCGTTACGCCTTCTCTAACTAAGACCATCCCCTCTATAGCCCTGGATTTTTTCCCAAAAGAATCGGTCAATATGACATCATAAACATATCTTCCGGGTTTTAAAGTGGAAGTAACTGAAGTTGATAATCCTATTCTAACTTGACCTAATGGACCATTAACAACACTAGAAGCAAAAGAAACATAGGAACTGCTTCCAGCATGTTTTCTCATTTGCGATGAGACAGTATAACTCGTTAGATTTAGAAGATCATTGGTTGAGCTGTTTTCAAGTGTAAAAACCTGATCAAAATCTGTTCCAGCGTTGATAACCAAATTGCTAACATATACTGCAGCCATTATGATTCGATTTTACTACTAAAAATATTTATAATTATATTTGACCAAGAAGATTCAAAGTTTCTTGTTGCTTTAAGTACAATTTTAAATATAATTTAGAAAATTTCTTAAGTTCATCTGAATCTAGAGAATCAATAATACGAGATTGCATCTCATATTCAAATAATTTATCAACAGATTGTAAATTTATATCATTTAGTTCCATTTAATAGTTCCCTCAGTAAAGATTTAATTTCACTTATATCATTTTTTATTTCTTCTATTTCTTCTTTTTGCTTCTTTTTCTCATTTCTCATTCTAACATATTGGGCATATTCGTGCGTATCACAATTTACAATAGCATTGCTATTTTCATCTCTATAGACGTTTTTATGCCCATTTACTGGGATTAATTTTTTATTCATATCACGCAAGAGCAATAACTCTCAAATCAGATAACTTAACAATTTTAGATTCATTAGTGCTTGTCATAACTATTTTTATTGCAAATTCAGTAAATTGATCTAAATTGTCTGCAGAGTATTGATACTCTTTATATTCATTTAGTCTACTGGCAGATACGTATGCATCTGATCTTCCACTGTTCTTATTTTTATCTATTACCACATCCCCAAAACCATCACCATCAGAATCCTTCAAATTATCATATCCAGGGAAAAGCTCAAAGGCAGGAGTAGATTGATCTGTTCCAGGCTTAAATAATTGATATAAAACTCTAAAATCACATTCTTCAGGTCTTTCTGCACTAACTAAAACTTTCAGAGAGGTTGCAGGTTGAGCCAGAGAAATTTTTCTAGAAATATAGATTGAAGTATGAGGATCTCCACTAACTAAATTAACTCTATTATCTAAACTATAATCTGTTATTGGGTTATTAATTCTATTTCTATTAAAAATTACAAACCCACTTTGAGCATCTAAAACTGGAGACAGATTCACATCATTACTTTGTAAGGTCATCTTAATTGTAAATGATTTATTTTGTGGTAAATCAAATAAATTATTAGATTCATTTATACTTGATGCAACCATTCTAGGAGTATTGAAGTAGTTGACTTTATTCAACTCAATATTTTCATATCCATTATCCACAAATGACTCTTCATTTCCACTAACACTAGTTGCCGATACAGTTCTAATTTGAGTAGTTACTTTTGTATTTTGACCAGGAGTTATTAAATTAAATTGTGGAACTATGGAACTATATTGTATATTTTGAGTTACTGATATGTTATTTCCTCCCAAAGAAGTTTCATTGGCAAAATTGAGACGAGTATTTCCACTTTGACGTGGACTCATATCCAATTCTATATGATAAGTGTCAAAATCTCTGAGTTGTTTTAATGTTAAATTTGTGGATATGGCCTGATCAGTGTTTATTCTTGTTAATGAAACACCATTAGCCTCATATTTGTATACAGATGCGCCTGATAAATGCGATTGTATTTGGGTATCTTGAACACCTCTATTTAAAATACCTAATGATCCTGTAGAAACACTATCATATTCTATAACTTCATTTCCAATCAATACAAATCCACGGGAAGTAGTTATACCTTCAAATGTGTTAAATAATGAACTATCAACAACAGAAATACTATTATCAGTTACAGAAAGATCAGCACTTAAATAATTTGGAACAGAATCTGGTCTTACTCCGACAATAGAAATGCCATTATTATCTGCGTGCATCCCATGATTAAATTGAGTAACTTCTACTATATTTCCGGTGTATAAATCTCCAGTGACCGAAGAAGAAGTTATGTAAGTATTCCCTAAACTAACCCAAGATGAACCATTATAGAAGTACAATGGTGTTGTTGAATTTAAGAAGAAATCTTCACCTTGAACTCCAGTCAAGTATAAGGTATTAATTCCATTAATAGAAGAAACCGTAACTGAACCATTAGTTCCTTTTCCACCGACACTGGAAGTTGTTATTCCCAACAGATCTCCGACTGAATATCCATTTCCAGGAGTAGTTACGTAAACTGAACTTACTATTCCAGATGCAACAGTTACAATGCCTACGGCACCACTACCCCCACCAGTAATAGAATACAGTGGAACGTTTGAATAAATTCCATTTGTATATGAAGTTCCAGAAGCACTAACTGAAATTGAAGATATTTCTGATCCCAGTTGCTCAATATATCCACTAGGAGACTCCCCACCAGCTCCAACCTTTTTACCTATAGTTAAAATATTATTTAAAGTTGTTGAAGTTGTAATTCCAACTTTAAGTTTTCTTGGATAAGTTTTTATAGAATTTTGAGTTAGTTTTGGAATATTGTAATCATTGACACCTAGGTTTGGATTATAGTATACAACTTCTCCAGAAGTAGCAGTAAATTGAGCTTTATATAGCGTAAACTTAAGATCCTCATATTGACTTGCAGTCCAAATAGTTCCATTTTGAGATTTAAATAGACTTCCTCCGATATATTGGGAAGTGACTAAAACCGCTTCAGCTGAAGGAAGTTTTTGAGTTTCTATAGTTGGTTCACCTGTTCTAGAAATCCATACCTCATTATTATCGGATGTTGGAGATAATAACACCAAAGCATATTCTGTATTTGGTTGCAAATAAACTGGAGATGGAAACTTAACATTCGTAGGAATTGAAGCGTCCAAAGAAGTTTGAATTTGGCTAGGTAATACTATAGTTGAAGCATAATCTTGAACAACCTGATCGGTAGGAATTCCTAATTCAACTGTTCTTATTTCTACATATACAGGCTCAGAATTATCTTTATTTGCAAAATAAAGATCTACAGAAGTCAAGAATGCTCCAGTTCCATCAACTGTAAACGATTGAGCCAATGGATCCTTACCCTTACACTTTTTCTTCTTTTTCTTCTTTTTCTTCTTTTTCTTTTGCTCAATTGTAATATTATTAACAATATTGATATCAATATCAATATCGATCTCATTAATTTCTATTGACGGAACTGGGGGAGGAGGTGGTGGATTTCTTACTTGAACTATAGTACTTAACGTTGTTGATATAACTCCTGAGGTACTATAAATTCCAGAAGCTTCAGAAGATAATAATGTACTACCTATTATTGGATCTTGATTATCCTTACTTGCAGTTAATTTAAATGTATTATCACCATTAGGCAGTTTTAATATTGGATTTCCAATATTTGGATCTCTAATCCAAAAACAACCTATTAAAGTTCCCACTGCATCCGAAATTAATCTAATGTCTATTACATCAGCAACAGCTCCACTTCTTCTTCCATATAATCTAGATCCTTTTGAAATATATCCATAATAAGATCCCAAAGATTCATTTGCTAAAGATTTAATATCTAAATTTAAAATAGTAGATGTTCCTGAATAAAATTGTGGAACATTTTGAGTCCTATCATATGGATTTAGAGAATATGTTTCCGTTGGATTATCATATGCACCATTTTTGTGATTTGGTTTTGCTACTCTACATTTGAATATACCTAGATCATCTACAAGATCTTCACCAATTTCAAAAAGACCAGAAACCATTTTTATTTCAACTAATTTTGGAATAACATCAATTGAAGAAGATCCATTCATAAATGGATAATGTTGAGTAAATGGTCTTATTCCACCAACATTAAATTCAACATTTCTTGATCTTGAGAATTGGTCTGCTTGATTTGTTGTAATTACATCTCCAGTGTAATCAAAACTAGAACCATCAGAAGCAGTCGAAATTTGCTGATATTTAGTTATTGGTATATTTCTTACCCACTGATCTACGGAGGGATTAAATTTAATTGAACTACTATAAGTAATAACATTGAAGGGGTTTATATTTTCAACTCTAGATGCAAATGGTTGCTTAAGCCATTCAACCTGATTATAATTTAATGTTATTAAATCTCCAGTTTTCTTTACGTTTGGATCTAATAAATCTAAGTCTGCAGAATAATCTGCCACCAATGGATCTATACTTGTATTCAAAGCCAAAGTAGGTTTTAATGACCATGGATGTACCATGGGTGTCAAAATTTGTTCTTGAACATTTAAAGAACATTGAGTATCTGGATTATCGAGATCAACAAATTTTAAATCTTTAAAATCATCTACAAAAAATCCAGACTTAAACCTAGTTAATCCATCTGCATCTTGTATTTGAAGACTTTGTGTACTTAATTCTAATAATGATAAAGAAGTTGTTATTTCTAGATTTTCAACTCTATCTTCTATCTTTCCAATATCTCTCATTGTATATCTTCTATTATCAATGAGATTAATTTGAACATTATTATTGATTATATCATCATCATATAGATATGGTGGAAGATTAATTATGGCAATATCCATAACTTCTTCATTATTAATAGGCTCTTTTGGATTAAGAGAAGATACTCCTTTTATTAAATTAAATTGACCCAATTTATTAAGGACAACTTTATCTGTCCTTGGCAAATAATAACTATAACCAATTGTTGAAGATTCACCTGGAGATACAACTAAATTAGGAGTTACTGAAGAATCTGTTCCAAAATTTCTATTATTGAAATAAAAGGGTGATGTATTTGTTGAAGTAAACTTTTTAACCCTTGGTCTAAAATCAATTACGTCAGTTGCTCTAATTTTCTTAGTTATTCCATTAGAAACGTAATTAATCAATGGAATATCCTTATTATATCTTTCTGATCCGTAGGAATTTACTGTATACAAATCTCCACTGTCACTCGATAAAACATCATACCAATCAAAAATAACTAATAGTTGATTAGTTGGTGCTGAAGTATTATCTAATCTGACTAATCTTGAATAATCATAATATTGATCCCTATATCCATTATCTAATATGTATCTGGAAGTTATATCAAGATAATTTCCTCTAGTAATGGAAACTATATTGCTTGTAATATTTGATTCTTCAAATATTACTGGTTCTCCAACTAAAAATTGATTAGAGTTTAAATAAACAAATTCTATAGAATTTGATGTTCTTCCAACTACTTGTGCAACCGCTTGGGAAGATTGACCTATTACTTTTTCACCAAGATAAGAATTTATATTTAATGAAAGACCAGAAACAAAATTTAAAGTATCCAGAGTTGGTTGAAAACTATCTAAAGATTCATAAACTGCTACAACTTTTATGGCATCAGGAACATTTAGAGAAATTTCTTTATCTTCCACTCTCAATCCATAATAGTTATTATAAGTTAATCCATTTGTGGAAGTTGTTATTCCACTATTTGTGTTATTAACAATTAATCTTTCACTTCTAGTATAAAGTTTTGACTTATTCCTAATAAAATTTTTATTTAAAGTTGCATTTACCGTAACATTAGTTTGAGATTGCCTTAGACCGGTGAATGTAATAAAAGTTCCACCCGAATTAACATCAACCTGTTCCGAAGTTAAACTTTGAATAGATCCATCGGAATATATTACAGAATATCTTTCCTGATCAAAAGAAGTAAAATAAGCATCGGTAATTCCAGGTAAAGTCGAATTACTTATTCCCAATACTCCAGAACCTGAAGTTGTTTGCCCTTTAATCTGGTAAGAGCAAATTAATTCAGAATTTGATAGATCTACATCAGAAATGTTTGAATTATTTAATGGCGAATATAATTTAGATTTTTGTTGATTTTTAATCTGTGGTTTTAAAATATTAAAAGTAGTCACTAAAGATGATACTGGAAGAGATCCACTACAAATTCCGGAAACATTTGGGGTTACTGCCGAAAGAGTCATTGAATTTCCATCGGCGGAAACAGAATCAACCCTATTGAAAGTTAAATCATTAGTTCCTTGTATTTGATATGCTATAATAGCATCACTTCTAATACCGGTAAAAGATCTTCCTTGACATGTAACTGTTGCTGCAGATCCTACTGTGGTTATTGTAATTTTATCATTAATACCAAATCCAATTGGAATGTCTTTATAGAGAACGGTATCTGCAACAAAATCTGTATTAATAGTTCCATTTGAAATGGAAGTTGTATCTTGCCAAATAGATTTTATATCTTCGGAAGTATATTTTCTAATACTTTTTATTGATCTACTTATTGAAGTAGTTCCATTTATTTTTATACGCTCGCTCGGTATAAATGTTCCTGAAACTTGAGCAACAGTAACCTGATCAGAATTATTAGGTGCCGAAACAACATATGCAGAAGCACCACTGTTTACTCCTTCAATAAAGGATGATTCTGGAATTTCTGTTAAAGATGCTGTTTGATTTAAAGTTATTATTGAATATAATTGAATATCAAATAAATGTAAATCCCATTCTGTCTTTGCATTTTCGTATGGAGCATCTGATAAACCATAAGAATATATTCTTGCTTTTCCTATAGTTGTACCAGTTCCGGAATTAGTTGAATTTCTTCTTCTATTAAATAAGTTTACTGTATTTAAACTAGTGTTAATGCCAATGAGGGGAGTTCCATAAACATTATTAACTTTCAGTAGATTTCCCATTTCAAATGGGACAAATGATAATGGTTCAGAAAAAGTATCTCTTGGTTTTTCTACGTCTAAAACCGTATTTTGTGTAATCTCAACATCATAACCATAAATATATGCTTTTCCAGGAGAAATATTAACACACATTAAATCATCAGACGGAGTATTTCCTTCACTCGTTTCTTGAGAAGATAAATATAACCCGTTATTTGAAATTCTATCAGATAAAGAATTTTGAATATTTACCTTAAAATCCGTTAAACTATAATTACCAGATTCATCATAGGTTCTTTTCGCAATATAATCCTTTATCAAAGAATAATCACTTACAGGTTGTATTTTCTTTATTTCTCCATTTTCTATTTTTATTAATTCAATAAAATTCTTATCATCAAAATCATCTATAGGTTTTTTTGATAAGAATGTGGATATTTTAAGTCTATCTGCTCCAGGTGAAGAATAATTAGAAAATCCACTTGCATTATCTGACAAACTTGGATCTTCAACTGAAGAGACGATATCTTCAACGATTGTTAGACCAACCCTATATGAGGGAGTATTTGAATATGGTTCTAATACTATCTGAGAACTGGGAACACTGACAAAAATTCCTCTTATGAAATAAATACCAGATGTCATTCCAACTAGAGATCCAGTAGAAGTTGACTGAAAATCTAATGCAATTGCTACAGAACTATTTTCTGGAATAGTTGTATTTCCATAAGTTACTGGCGATAAAACTCTTAAAACTTCTCCATCTTGAAATTGATCACACTCAAATTCTTCTCCAGAATTTAAATATTTTAAATATAAAGTAATGTTATCAACACCATCATCTGGGGGAATACTATATCCTTTAACTATTGCCGTTATCCCCGAAGTATCTCCTTGTATCTTTTTACCGACTAGTTCTGAAACATAAAGAGAAACAGGAACACCTAGATTTTCAGGATTTACTTTAATAGAGTAATAAGCATTATCGTAAATTACTGATCCTGGAATTACAACAGATCCATCTTTAAAAAAATGACTTCCAAAAGACTCTATTTGATTTTGAAGTATCGATTGTAGAGTTGTTAATTCTCTAGCTTGAACTGGAAATCCAGGCTTAAATAACACTCTATAAAAATTTTTATCACGTTCAAAATCGTCAAAATAAGGACTTATATTTAAATTTGTTTTTTGAGACATTTTTTAAAATTCCAAGATAATTTTAACGTCTTCTTTTTGTCTTAAATTTCGAGAAATCAAAGATCTATTATCAATATAAATGATTTTTCCCGTCTTCTTATTTATCTCTGGATTTGCCAAACCAGAAATGAAATTAATGCCCAAATTAACTACAGAATTTCCGGATGTAATAGTACTTATTCCAGTGTAATCGACATCAATAGATCCAACAAATCCTGTACTTATTATTGGACTTGAACTTGATTCAAATGGTAAAACTTTTGATCTAGTAGAAATTCCAACATAATCAGTTTCATCTAATGTTGAATTATTGAAATATAACGATCTATCTTGATAATATTTTAAAACTCCAGTATCTCTATCGAATGAACTCACATATCCATAAGCAATTCCATTTTGAACTTGCTGTGTTATAATAGATCCAACTGAAATTGTCCCTGGATTTGGATTTAATTTAATTTTTAAACCATATAGTGATGAAAATTGACTCTCATCAAAAATTTCAGATGATTGATAATATTGTGGATTTTTTATAACCCCAACTTGAGAAAATTTTGTATCTGTTGGAAAATCCTTACTAGAATCATCAAATCTAGTATATATTAATACTTTATCTGCACCAAGTTCGGAATAAATGTCATATCCATGTCCCTTTGAAGGTGGAATAATGGGAATTAATTTAGCATATCTTTGTGGGGAATTTGTTGTTGAAGATCTAAGATCAACAACTCCATAAGTATATCCTTTTCCTCCACTAGTAACCGTTGCATCGATTATAGATCCATTTGCATCTAAAGTAATCAATGCTTTTGCTCCAGTACCATCTCCAATAATATCAACTTCACCTAAATTGGTATATCCTAAACCACCATCTTCTATATAAATTTTCTTAATTTGATTTTCATTGACTTCACTGTCACCATTTTCTCTAACTGCTTCAATTTGAGAGTCTATAGATGTTTCCCAATTACTAGGAACAACGATATAGTCCGTTGAATCAAATTTGATAATATCCGATGGTGAAACGGTAAAAAGATATTTCCAGATGTATCCATCTCCACTTTCTCCTGCTTTTGATGGATCTAAATCTGTAAATGTTGGCTCATCTTGAGATGCATTTCCTTTTGGGTTTAATCCTGAAGATCCATTATCAATGCAAATGTAAACTTTATAATCAGAATTAACCACGAAATAATTTGCATCATACAATCTTGATGCCGATGTTATTGCTGATTGGTTGATTATACTGTAATCGTGGCGATAGATTTCATATCTATTACCTTTAACCCAATCTATTCGTCTAACTAATCTTCTAACGTTACTTGAAGATATTTTTTTTCCACAAATCATAGTGTCGGAAACGTGACTTGCATAATTAAAATTATCTGTTGGTGTTGGTGGGTTATCATTCCAAGTTGTTGTTCTACCAAATCCAATTGCTAAAGGATTTGATAATCCCAAAAACATATAATATGAATTTTGTGAATTCTGTATTGAATCCACAAAATTTGAGGCATTTAATATTCTAAAGTTATCCGTTACTATTGCAGACATATATTAGTCATTTTTTTTATATTTATATTATCATAACAGACTATCACGAACTGCACCACTTTTCTTAAATCCATAATTTCTTCTTTGAATTGTTGGGAACGTTGATAATCCAGCATCTACAGTAAATCCTGTAACTCCTATAGATAATGGATCTGTCCTTCTCATCAATGAAAGTCTTCCCCAAGAAAAATGTCCCAGAGGTTTATTTAAGCTTCCTATGCCTGTTATTCCATTAATATTTGAGTTTGATTTTACATTAACAATAATCTCAGCATTAGATCCAACTGGACTTCCATCCGCATACCCTGCAACATAATAAATGTTATCTAAAAATGTTGTTCCGATGCCAACAATGGAAGAATCATTTGAATCAATTGAAGTTATTCCATTTCCTACTTTTGTATTGAAAATATAAATTGGATATCCTGGTTGCAATTCTGCAAATGAACTACTATCTGTAGATTTTAATCCAAATTTAATTGCCAAAGGATTTGATCCTGTTCCTGTCGTAGTTCCTATTCCTGTTATAATTCCACAGAAACCTTCAACAGTTCTAATATTGTAAATATCTTCAAAATTAAAACTTGGAATTGAAACAATAATATTAGGTGGATTTGATTGACTATATCCAGATCCACCATCAATTATGGTTATTGGAGAAGATAATGAACCATTTACGACGGTTGCTGTTGCTTTTGCAACAGTTCCAGTGTATGTATTTAATGGTGATGCAATTTTTAGATCTACAGTTGATGTAGTATATCCAAATCCAGGATTAGTTATGTATACAGATTGAACTGTACCAGATGAAGAAATTACACAAGAAGCTGCTGCGGCAACTATCGGATTATTTGGAATTAATTTTGCACCAAAATCAACTATTTCTATAACGGATTCATTTTCTTCATAATTAAAGAATGAAGCATTGTCTAAGAATATTTCATCATCTGTTAATGAAATATTTCTAATAACCTTTGCTGTTGGGTAAATTAAAGATTCTATAGAATCTCTAGACTTATAAAAATATTCTCCATTTATTAATTTATCAACCTTTTGTTTTGTCCAACTAAGTGGTTTATACTTTGAAGGATCAGTTTCTATTCCTTTACCATAATATGCATTTGTTTGAACTTCATCGGAAGTATTAATACCAACAACAGTTCTTTCATCCTGCGAAATAGAACCTTCAATATAACTATTTTTCAATAGTTGGATAGTATCTCCTGGTTTAATAGTTTCTACAACATCAACTATTAAACTATCAAGATTTCTTGTTCCTCTATAGAAAAATATTCCAATATTATTTTCTGGTTTGGGTGCTTCACTGAATATGAAAGAAGAACCTCCAGTGTATTGATAAGAAACTCCAGGAGTCTGAATAACACCGTCAATGAATATTAATAAAACATTGCCAAGATTTAGAATAGGATTACTAGTTTCAAACGTCAACAGTTCACCTTGATATTTTAATGGGAATCTCTTCCTAATTCCATCCTGTAAATTACTAATAGAATCTATGTAATCCAATTCTCCAACTTGCCAAGAAGCGAAAGAATCTGTAAATGTATCTGTAACCGTTAAAGTAAAATCTTGAATAGGTGATGCCAATCCTTTTGCAGTAACCAAACCTACTGGTTTAAATACATCTCCTATTTTAAATCCATATCCAGGTCTAGTTATCTTAAATGAAGATACTGAGAACATCGATGTCCCTATACCAACACTATCTAGAGATGGAGAAACTTCAACATTCATCAATAAACCAACTCCAGTATCAGTTGTTAGACCAACTCCTTCCCTTGATACACCAACTATAGGTAAATTTTCATATTTTGGTGCAGGCATAATTAAATCTGGAGAAGAATATCCAGATCCTCCGGAAATAACACTGAATCCGGTAATAGTTCCTCCAGATCCAACATTAGCTCTTATTATCGCTTTATTTCCTGTATGGCCACTTTCACTAACACCTATAGAAACTTGACCAAAATAACCAGATCCGGGATTATCGGATTTTCCTAGAGCAACAGAAATTATAGATCCTCCACTCATGGATATTCTTCCTGGCCATGAAGTCAATGAAGCTCCTACTAGAGGGGCAAATCCCAAACCTGGGGT